CCATACGTAAAATACTTATGCGAGCAGCATATAACAAAGTGCAAAAAAGCAGGATTGCACCCTACAATTACATACACGCTGCGTACCATGCAAGAGCAGACAGATATTTATGCGATTGGCCGTACTAAGCCCGGCACAATATTGACGCATGCAAAGGCCGGGTGCTCCATGCACAATTACGGCCTCGCATACGATGTATCGTTTCCGACAAATGCAGAGTATGCAAAAGCTGCAGTGATAGGCAAAAAGTTAGGCTTGACATGGGGCGGTGATTTTATTGTTAATGGTAAGCCGTTTGTAGATCGTCCGCACTTCCAGTGGACAGGTGGACTTACTACGGCAGATTTGCTGAAGGGTAAACGCCCGGAAGATCCACGTGGTATGACGGTAAAAGAATTCCAGAAGTCATTTGGACTTGAGGCCGATGGAATAGTTGGCAAGATCACAAAAAGTAAAATGCAGGAAGTGTTGGCATTAATAAATAAATATGTGAAAGGAGAAAACACATGAAACAATCAAGATGGAAAAGTCCTGTATTTTGGGGCGCAGTAGTAGCGCAGATAATCTCAATAGGACAGATAACCGGCATATGGGCAAAATATGGCATAGATACTGGTGTTATTGGTGATGTGGTTGCAGGAGTCTTGCAGCTTGGCGTATTGTTCGGCCTGCTTAACGATCCCACTACGGCAGATAAGTTTTGACCTCTTTTCTACCCGGATAAAAAAAGCCCTCGAGCCTAAATTGGTTCGGGGGCTTCTTTTATTTCTTCCCACTTTGACTCATTAGCACAGGGGCAATAATCACCGTACATGTTTTTTGTACTTTCAATTTCGTTTTCTGTTGCTATGCAATGTTGTGTTCCGTTTATATCTAATTCATAACATTTTGCTACACATATATATTTCTTCATCCCATCACCATCCTTTCAGTTAATCAAACCAAACTTAGTGTATCTTGCAATTGTTTTATCAAAGTTTTGTCTGTAATTTTTACTGATTTTTCACCGTCACAAGTAAATAAAAATTCATACACGTCTCCAAGCAAATCTTCAACCCACCCGCGTCTATCGTTTGAATTTTCCCTTACTTTATAATAATCGCCATTCCATTTTATAAAGCACCCTACCGGAAATTCCAATTCACCCTTTGTCACTCTTCACACTTCCTTTCCTTCCATCTGTTCCTGTTCCTCAATAATTCTGTCATTATATCCTTCACGCCATTTTTCAAATAGCCTATCGTAAACCTCATTGTTCAGCTCAACAAGCCTTTTAGCATTATGCATCAAATCAGTTGTACTGTCAGGCCATACCAGCCCGAAATTGTGCATAATTATTCTGCAGCTATCAACATCTTTCGGCATTTCAAGTCGCTTATTTCCGAACATTCAATCATTCCTCCTTTCCTAATACTGCTCTACATAATCAACATTTATTTCCACAACGGTAATATCATCCAGTCTCAGCGTCACAATGCCGCTTTCACTGTCATAGCCTACTGCACGACCATTCCAGCCCATCAATGAGCCTTGCATGATTTTATAGATAGCGTTGATTTTTATGGATTTCATAGTTCCGTCCCTTCCTGTTTTGTTGGCATATTCCTTCTATTCCGAACTAAGCAGATAATTTAAATTCAGTCCCAAACCTTATTGATTTTGCAATTGCTCTCACAACATCATTCATAACAAGAGCCTGACAGTTTTGAATTTTGCAATACTGAGCAACATCTTCCGTGTAAAATTTGATTTCGACATTATTAAGGAATTTTCTGACCATCGAAAACATTTCGCTTTCTGAAAACTTCTTAACCTCATGGACAATTGAAAATCTTCGCAGCAAGGCTTTGTCTAACATATCTAATCTGTTTGTTGCACCAATAATAACAGTATCGTTTTTCACACAATCAATGGCCTGCATAAGACCTATAACTACCCTAGCCATTTCTCCCACATCTTCCTTGCCACGTTTCATTCCTATCGCATCTACTTCATCTACCATAAAAACGCACTTTTGCTTTTCGATGAATTCAAACGCCTTACTGATATTCTTTCCTGTGCTTCCAAGATAACTACTGATGGCATTTGAAAAATTCATATATACAAATGGCAACTCTAATTTGTATGCAAGATACCTTCCAAAAAGCGTTTTACCCGTTCCACTTTCGCCGTGGAGCATTAACGAATTAAGATATGAAATACCCATTTCGGAAAGTTTAAGGCTAGTCTGATATACTCCAAGCACTTCATCTGCAACCTTATTTTCTCTGTAAGAAAGATAATATCTGCCTTCATTAAACGATGTTGATGCATCTTCCATATATAGAATTCCTTTAATTTCATATGGCAATTCCATAAAATTCATTGTTGATGCCTGCAAAATGTTGAGTATATTACGGCAAAACCCTTTGTTTGCTTGCGTTTGGTCAGAATCAACAATAACTTTTGCAAATTGCTTAGCCCGTTGAGCATTGTTTTCTGCAACCGCTCGTATCAGTCCCTTCAAATTCTCGTTCAATGTTTTACCTCCTGTTTCTTCACCATCTTTAAATACTGCTTGTAATCCTCTGTGTATTCAGTTTTGCCACTTCTTATCATTTTTTCACCTAAAAAATTTACTCCTTTATAAGCATCTTTTAATCTATCCATTTTTATTTTCACTTCCTTCACCATTTTATATGTTGCAAGAGTAGGCGGGATTCCTCGCTCCTGCAATTTTTTAAACCAGTTATCGTTAAAATTGCACATTGCTAAATAAGGAGATTCCCCGAAGCCTGCTACGCCATTTTGTAAATCCTCACCATATAATGCACACCATTGATTGCCGTTAATAAACAAAACCGGTTTGTACAATACGCTAGGCAACATACTTTCTTGATGGCGTATTCTCGACTGCACATCCTCTAATTCGCTCACTTTTATCACCTCGCCCATCTTTTAATATTGTAGGGGTAGGCGACCGTTAATATTCGCGTTAGCAAATCCCATCTACGGACGGCACGACTGATGGTGAACACTTCTACCCCCTACCACTATTATAATCTTTTTTAGGCAAAGTGTCAACACCAATATTGACTTTTGTGGATAGTGTGATATAATTAAAGTAGAAAATAAATTGAAGGAGTTGAAAATATGGGAGTAACAATAAGCTCAAAAAGGCATAGCTGCGACATGGGCTATGGTGGATTTGGCAGGTTCAGAAATGCTGTTGCGGAAAAAGTGAGTGATAAATTTTATAAGCATTACATGCTTTTATCAAGCGCCGATACAATGATTCTTATGGGAAACGAAAGAACAAAGTATTTTGAAAACTACGATGCTATCACAAGAGAACTGATTGAGCAAAAAGAAGTGACAGAAGAAGTTGCAAGCTTTTTATATCAGAGCGATTGTGGCGGCAAAATAGACAGAAATCAAGCCCGGCAGATATATAGTCTCATTAAAGAATGTGATGATAATTTAAGTTTTGGGTATATTGGCAGAAGCGATTGTGCAAAAATGTCTGACTTGAAAAGTATTTTTTCAGATGGAACAAATGTCAAATGGTATTAAGAAAGGACAATAATATGAAACGCAACATTATAAACACAACAGTAACGCCCGGGGCCAAAGCCATATACGACAGTCTCCACCCGCGCACAAAAGGCATATGGCTATCTGACGCCATAATCACCAAACACGCTCAAGACAGCGGTGCAGGGTTAGAGGCTAGGGTGAGCAAGCTGGAGAAACGAGTTGAGAAGTTGGAGGGGGAGAAAAGGAAATGAACTGGACAGATGGAACGGGTTATAGCCAAAACGATAAAGTAAGAACGCCTACTGTGTTAAGGGGTAAAATCGGCGCATTGGAAATCATAGTACACCGGATACACGGCATACCTGATACCTGGTATTTGACTTGCAGGTATTTGGACATAAAGGAGCGTCAATTAGACAGCGCGGATTTAGAATCGTGCGAGCGTCAGTCTATTGCAATAATTAAAGATGCGTTATGTGAAAAAATACAGGAGATGCAAAGCATTTTTGCCGATGTGCTGGAGGTGGATAAGAGATGAAAGCATACATAGAATTTGATATGCCAGAGAGTTGCGAATTGTGTAAGCTGAAATGTTTTAACGAGGAAGGGCATTATTGTGCATATACTGGCGCAATAATAGATAGGCATGTGACGGGCAAATTCAACCACGAGCGCCCAAAAACTTGCCCGCTAATGGAAGTTGAGAAGGGAAGAGCTAAGCAAGTTAAGGGTCTAATCATCAAACAACCCTGGCTTGATCTGATACTTGGCGGATTGAAGACATGGGAAATTAGAGGCAACAACACAAAGATACGCGGCACGATCTGCCTGATAGAGAGCGGTACAGGACTGATAAAAGGAACTGTTGAATTGTTCTACAGCAAATACGTTGATAGGCTTAATTTGCCTTTTTATAAGCAGGAACACCGCATAGATGATATTGACATAGTCCGGTACAAAAAACCTTATGCGTGGGTTATGGTGGATCCTGAACGCTTTAATAAGCCTATCCCATACAAGCATCCACGTGGCGCGGTTATATGGGTGAATCTGCCGGATGATATATTGGAGGGGAGGGATGGGGAGTGATTGTTTATGTTGTAGTAGATGCTTGCTATACAACGTTCAAAGGCGTGTTTCGCAAAAAGAAATATGCAGAAGAATATATACAAGAGATGATATCTGAAGGAAAGCGCGGAGGATACGTTATATATGAAGAAAATATTTAACCCCAGCCCCTTCCTATCCGGTTGGGGCTTTGCTATTTAGTTTACCTTTTCTTCTTGCGCTTACTGCGAAATTTTTTTATCTGTACTAAGCTGTCAACATAATACCAATCTCCGTTATAGCAA